ATAATCAGTCCAATGTGATTCAGGGTGACATTGACCGTGTTTCTGGTGTGTCTGAGTTTATGCGGGGTGGCGTATCGGAGATACGCCGTACCGCTACTGAGTCGGCTTTGATGCAGGATGCGGCTAATGCCCGTACGGCAGACAAGTTGGCTACGGTTGAGCGTGGTATGGCTGAAGTTGCCCGCCGTTTAGTAAAGTTGGCTCAACAGTTTATGACTGGTGAGCAGGTTGCCCGTATCGTATCCAAGAATGGCGACCCAGTATGGGTCAAGTATGACCGTGACTATTTGGCTGGAGACTTTGACTTTGAGGTAGTTGGTGGCTCCACCCAGCCTGTTAACGAGTCGTTCCGCCGTCAAACTGCCCTGCAGATTGTGGATGCTATGGCTCCGTTTGCTGCTGCTGGGGTTATTGATATGAGCAAACTGGCTGGCTATGTGCTGCAGTTTGGTTTTGGTGTGAAGTCACCCGAGCAGTTTATGCAGTCTGCTCCGCCCCCACAACCGCCTGCGGGGCAGGCTGCTGAACTCGGTATGGGTGGTGTGCCGATACCGCCCGCAAACCCAAACCCAACCGTCCCTCAGCAGGCTGAGGCAGGTTTGGCGGGTTTTGAGCAGGGGATGACCACCTAGGGAACAGCCTCCTCCTAGGGTAGAGCAACCATTTTAGGACTCTGGGAGAAATAACAATGAGCGATGAAATCGCAGTATCGTCAGCAGCGGACACCGACAGTGGTGCAACCACAGAAGCAGGGACGACACAAGCAGCAGTAGAAACACCAGTTTTACCTGTTGATGAGTACGCCAATTATGTCGTACCTATCAAGGTGGATGGTGAGGAACTAAAGGTTCCGCTTTCTGAAGCGTTGAGCGGTTATCAAAGGCAAGCGGATTATACTCGTAAGACGCAAGAACTGAGTGAACAAAGGCAGCAAGTTGAATTTGCTTCCGCCATTCAGTCGGCGTTGGAGCGTAATCCCGAGGCTACCATTGACCTACTTGCTAGGCATTATGGGATTACTCGGCAGCAGGCTATTGATATGGTTGACGAAACTGCGACGGATGAGCCGTTGGACCCAGTTGACCAAAAATTCCGAGATATGGAGCGGAGAGTTGCTTCATTTGAGGAGTACCAGTCTCAGCAGCAGATTGAGCGAGAAATAGCGTCCCTGCAGGCTAAATACAGTGATTTCAATGTGGGCGAAGTGGTTAACACCGCACTTCGTCTTGGCTCTACAGACCTTGAAGGCACCTACAAGCAACTTATGTTTGACAAAATGATGGACCGTCAGCGTTTGGAATCTGAAGCACAGAAAAAGAAACAGGAAACTGAGGCTGCTGTTGTCGCCGCAAAGCGACAGGCTGCTGTGGTTTCTGGTGGTTCTAACCCTAGTGCGTCGGCTACCAGCGAAGGCAGTCAACCAATAACAAACATTCGGGATGCTTGGGATGCCGCCAAGCGTCAACTCGGTGCGAACTAACAAACCTACAAACTTTTCCCTAGGAGGATAAAGTGTCTAACCCAAATTTTGATGCGTTGCTCAGCACTACGCTGGCAAACTATCGTGACCAACTGACGGACAATGTGTTCACGGCTCGCCCGTTGACCTATTTCCTTCAGGACAAGGGTCGTATCCGTATGCTCAATGGTGGTACCAAGATTGTTGAGCCGTTGATTTACGGCACCAACAGCACCGTTGCGTCGTACAGTGGCTACGATTCGTTGTCGCTGACCCCGCAGGCTGGAATCACGGCTGCTGAATACGATTGGAAGCAGTATGCTTCCACCATCGCAATCAGCGGTATTGAGGAAGCCAAGAACAACGGTGAACAGGAAATCATCAACCTGTTGGAAGCCAAGATTATGCAGGCTGAGGAGTCAATGCGTGAAGGCTTCAACCAGATGTTCTTTGCCGATGGCACTGGCAACAGTGGCAAGGACTGGAACGGTCTGGGCAACATCGTTGAGGCTTCAGGCACCGTTGGTGGTATCAACCGTGCAACTGCTGGTAACGAATACTGGCGTTCGTACGAGGAGAACACCGCTGGTGCGTTGACGCTCGCCCAAATGGCGACGGCGTACAACACGGTGTCGGTTGGTAACGACCACCCAGATATGATTCTTACGACTCAAACCCTGTTTGAGAAGTACGAGGCACTTCTGGTTCCAAACCTACGCTTCACTGACACCAAGACTGCAGATGCTGGTTTCCAGAACCTGCTTTACAAGGCTGCTCCAGTGACTTACGATGTCCACTGCACCGCTGGTGTGGTTTACTTCTTGAACAGCAAGTACCTGACGCTTGTCGGGCACTCTGGCAAGTGGTTCGCACAAACCTCGTTTGTGCAGCCTGAGAATGTGGACGCTCGTTACGCTCTGATTCTTTGCTACGGCAACCTTACTTGCCGCAACGCCAAGAAGCAAGGCAAACTGACCGCCAAGACTGCCTAATTAGGTAGTAGCAATATTTGGGTGGCGGAGGGTGAAACCTCCGCCACCCAAAACAATTTAAGGAGTTTATATGCCTCAGTATTACGCAGTATTGGATAATGGTCAGGGTGGCGAACCGTCACCGAAGCGTGGCGCAAAGCGTCGTGCTGCTGTCTCCGCCTATTTGGCAAAGCAGGGTGTTTCCGCCTCCAAGGCTGGTTCACGCAGTGCCGAGGAGAAGGCTGCTCGTGCCGCTGGTCGTGAAAAGTTTGCGCAACGCCAAGCGGTGCGCAAGTATGTGACCGCCAAGGGCGGCAAGTTGTCGCCTATGAGTGAGCGTGGTAAGCGTGAGCAGCGTTTGCGTGCCGAAGGGCGTGCAGCGTATGCGGCTTCCAAAAAGCCGAAGGCAACGACAACTACCAAGAAAACCAATAAGTATGCTCCAACACCTTACGGTAAGTATGGTTCTAAGGCTGCTTCTGGTGATTCGTGGAAGCGTGGGAAAACAGGCAAGTAATGCCGAATAAACCAGCCATTACGGGTTTGGCTCGTCCAGCAGGATTCTGGGACGATGCCGCAAAGGCTACCGCTAAGTTGGCTCCTGCCGTCGCCAAACGAGTGAACACTCAGTTGGCTCGGACTGCAACCAAGAAGCGTGCTATGGCAAAGACATCTGCTATGGCTAAGAAGCATATGGATGTTATGAAAAAATCAGGAAAGAATTGGAGTGGTGGTAAATAATGGCTAAGGGTCGTAAACCAGCAATTACGGGTGTTGCTCGTCCTGAAGGTTTTTTGGATGATATTGTTCGTCCGATTATCCAGAAGGGTGCGAAGGCTGTTGCCAATAAAACTTTGTCACAGAAATCCATTGACATATATCGCAAGTTTCCAAAATCAACCTCTATGGGTCGTGCTATTCGCCGTGGGGGAACTCGCTCGCATAGTATTGGTCGCAAGGCTTTAGACATTAGCGACGAAACGGCAAGAATGCGTGCTAGGTCATATGAAAGTGCCGCTCGTAAGGCATCTGAAACTGGCAAGAGTGCCAAGAAGGTTGATGTTTTGTCATCAAAGGCTCAGGCTGCAAGAAATCAGGCTGGCGGATTGAGACCAAATGCCAGTGTCCGTAAGGCTGCTAAGGGTGCCCGTCGCCGTGGTGGCTATCGGTAATTATGGCAAAGGGTCGCAAACCACAGTTCTCTGCGGACGACCTAATGAACTTCATTATGGGTGTACGAGACCTAGGGTCAGATAAACCCCGTCTTAAAACACCCATAATGGAAGGCACCGAAAAAATTATTCGTCAAGATGTGCCACTTGCCTTGGATTACTTGTCTCCGCTGACGGCTGAGGAGTTGTCTCGTCTGGTAACCAAAGGTCCAGACCAAGGACACCTAGCGAGTTTGGCGATGTATGCTACAGCGATGGGTGCCCCCAAAGGCATTAAAAAAACGGTTCAAGCATATAAAGGTGCTAAACGAATGTTCAAGGATGCTGAGGCACCTACTGGTGCCCGTACGCAGCCTCGCAGAACAGCCACAACTAATATGTTGGGCACTATAAACGACCCAATGGCGCAGTACGCTGCGTTATTGGCAGCAACTAGGAGATAATTATGGCTAAAGGTAAAAACCCCAAGAATATGCGTCGTCCAAAGAACATTTCTAAGGACGATTGGGACCGTATGGGGTTGCGTCAAAAGATGCGTCAACTTGAGAAGGCTGGCGACGAGGAAGCCTACAGGATTATGTCTCGGGGTGTTGGGCGTGAAATGCACGCCTCTAAGGTTAAGTCTCGTGCTGGTGAAGCCAGAACTGTTGGCAAGAATATGGCTGGTGTTGCCAAGCGGTTGAATGACCCGATGGTTCGTGCCGAGTTGGGTGGACGCAACATTATGCGTTTCAACAAGAAGGCTGCCAAGGCTGGATACGCCAAAGGTAATGCTGCCGCTGGTGCCGACGCTGCTTTGTCTGCGCTTCGCAAGAGCATTAAAGAGGCTTTGGCGTTTACCAAGAGCGAAATGGCTAAGAATGCCAAGCGGGCTGCTAAGCGTCTGAAGTAGCCATATTTGCGGGTTTTGGGAACAAAACCCGTACTTGTGATGAACAAGCGAACTTTTGTTAACGCTCAGGCGTATTATGGTGACCCCGTTTCGGGGCAAAGACAGACTGCCGTGGAAGGGGCAGCCCTGCAGGCTGGTGGTGTCCCATATGAGGGGGACTCTCCCACGGTTGTGGTTGAGCAGCCTGCTGTGGTTTCCAAGGGGCGTAAAGCAAAACTTAAGGAGGTTTAATCGTGGGTTACCAGACGATGACCGCTTCTGTGTTGCGGAGTACGGTTCGTGACATTGTTGACTTGGATACTGAGGATTTGCCAGACAGCCTGCTGAATCTGTATATTCGGGACGGCTACTACCGTATTCTGGACCTAGAAAAGCGTTGGAACTGGTTGGAAACCAGTTTTACTTTCTCTACGGTTGCCAATCAGCGTGCCTACAGCATTTCGGCGTTTACGGCTGACCCCATTTCGCAGGTTGTTTCTGTGGTGGACAATGTGGGTGTGGGTGCCCGTTTGGATATGGTTGGCTACGATATGGCTGAGCAAACCTATATTGGGTCGTATGACACGAGTGGTGACCCATTGTTTTATGCGGTGTGGAATGGTTCTATTCATTTGTTTCCGAAACCGAATGATGTTCGTGTGTTGTCTGTGCGTGCGTATCGTGAGCCGATTGATTGGCAGACTACGGGTGGAGCCGTGGATGCGGCTCCTTCGTTGCATTTCCCGTTGGTGTATTATGCGTGCAGCCGTATCTATCAGAAACTTGAGGATGCGCAGATGGCTGCTGTCTATAAGCAGGCGTTTGATGAGGGTGTGCAGTTGGCTCGGTCCAGCATTATGAAACCCGCTAGTCACGGACAGTTGATTATGGCTCACGGTCAAACTCGTGGTCGCCCAACTTTTAATGGTTGGGTTAACAGGTTGGGTCGTCAACTCGGGGAATAAATGTCGTCGCTTCAGATTTATCAGCAACAGGATTTTACTGGTGGTCTGAACTTTCGTGCTGACCAGTTTCAGTTGGCTGACAACGAAGCACCCGATATGTTGAATGTGGAAATTGACCCCCGTGGTGGCGTATTTAGCCGTGGTGGCTACGAGCGTATTAACACTACGGCTGTGTCTGGGACTTGGGCACCGTTTCAGTTGCATTGGTTTAGCGGGGCTACGCCCCGTGTAATGCTGAGTAACAGCACCAAGGTGTTGCATTCCACTGGCGGTAACTTTACGGTTTTGCAAA